CTCATTATTTTTTTAACCGTCCAGTGCGTAAACGCAAACGATACCCGTACGCGTTCAAACTGATCGACGTCACTCCAGTCAAGGGCAGAGGAATCTACTCGGATGGGATATACATTGTAAAAATAATACACTAATGTTGGTTGTTTTTTAAATATGTCTCCTGCTGAAATAGCCGTTCTGAATATTCTTCGACGACGATCAGATGTATCAGTTCCGGGATCAACACTAAGTGTTTCAACTTCACTCATTGTCGACTCAGAGGAACTATATTGTTCAACTCGCACACCTTGAGCAAGTCGATATGCATCTGGAAATTTAAAATTAAGACCAGTAATTTCTGGCGGTGATTCAATGTAAGCGAGGTCACGTGAAGATTGCTGCAACGGCTGTATTGCGTCTTGCCAATGATGAAGCGCGGCCGATACTTTATTTCGATATCCGTTGCGATGCGGTCGTAACGGTGTATAAAATTCGCACGTAAAATCGACAAAGGTAGATAAAATTGGATATTTTTCTTCAACCCCGTAAATAGTCAGATCCGATGTTTGAAACTCACGACTGGGTAACTGCACGTTCGAACACACAAGACCTTGTTGCAATAGCTGGTTCGCGTCCCGCATATCATCCGTATAATCTACATTTAACGGAGACCGCAATACGTTTAACGGAGACAAGTCCATCTTCATTAAAAAAAATGCAGTACGTTGGGGGTTGATTGTTGAACCAATAACCGTGCTATAAAATTTTTCAATATCCATTTAGTCCTCGTGTTTGATGCGGTCGAGCGCGCGCTCCCATGCGCGCGACTGAGTTGCTCCACGAAAAAGCGCCACGGGAAGAAATAACGCCGACGCCCACTCTGTTTCACCGACCTGCAATAACGGACTTTGTAAACGGGATATTCGATACGACCGATAGCATCCCCGATATGCTATATATTTAGTTGTTGTCTTTAATTCGTCCGGCGTAACCAAAATTTGCGTCTTTAACGTATCCGCGCGGTCAATAGTCTGTGTTTGTACAAGCGCATCCATTAACCGCGCGCGGTTGTAATAGGGAAGATGATGAAAGTTCAATCCCGCAAACGTTGACGCAGATACGCTTGTAACTAATACAAATGGCAGCGCATCATAATACTCTTGCGGTCGCGTAAGCGATGCGCGATATTGAAAAAAATACAAGTGTCCGGGCACCGCACGGTTTGCTGGCAGCACCCGTTTGTCGGGAAGCTGGTCGCGCACCTGCTGATACGACATTCGCGTCGGCATCGAAAACTTTTCAATTGCGCGTTGATACCGTCGAAACCAATACCGCGCATTTTGCTCTTGCTCGGACAACGTGCCGTCTTTCATCACACGGTTGTGAAGCAACGTGAAAATGTTGACCGCAGGCATTACGCAAATCTCCGAAACAGGTGTTCTTCCGTCAGCACCAAGAACGTCCAGTTCTGTCGCGCACAAAACGTTTTCGCCGCATCCCACTTTGCGTGGTTGACCGCGACCGTCATCGCTTCTCGCAGCAGCTTGCGACTCTTCCGTTTATGGGGTCGCACCGCAGTCTGCGACTTCGGTTTAATCTCGATCAAGAACGTCTTCACCCCGTCGGGGGTCTGGGACTCCAGCCAGACATCCGGGAAGTATCGGTGCATCCGCTGGTCGAGCGGGGACACGTAGGGGATAACGATCTCCTCGGACGCCCAGCGGCGAATACCGGGGTGCTCGTCACAATACGCAAAGAATCGGCGCTCCCAACTTGACCGATAGACGATATTCCCGACATCCCCCACATATTTCTTGGGGAAGCGCGGTATAAATATACCCTGATACGGCATTCTATTTATTTAGGACACCCCCGCATATGGCAGAGAACCAACAACCCCTCGTCACATCTTACCCCGCTGGTATTCACGAAAACAACACGGGTGCGTGGGGATACGACAAGTGGATGTTGTTTCAGGTTATGAATGGTCGTCACATTCTTCGAACGCGTGGGGGATTAGACGCAGACGCCGGGGAAAAACCAGTTGACGGTGCACCGCAATTGTGTTTATACCTTCCCCCATCGGCACTTGAATCAGAATTAAATCTTGATTGGAGTGAAGATGAGTATGGTCGTATTTTAGGTGCGGCGTTACAAAACTTGAGTACTGCGGACATCACGAACGCTTTGAATAAATTTAAAACTCAGCCTGATGGTAGATCTGCTGTTACAGATTTACTTACAGAGGTTGCGAACACCGCTGCAAGTACGTTTAAAACCGCAGTTATAGATGCAGGACAAGAACTCATTGAAAAAAACCTTGCAGAAGGTTTTGTTAAAAAAATTGGTGGAGTTGTTGGTCAAACACCAAACCCGCGAACTGACATATTTTTTACCTCGGTAAAATACCGCACGCACTCATTTACGTGGAAACTTATTCCACGAAATGAACAAGAAGCTACGGCTATTGATAAAATTTTAAACACATTTCAGTTTTATTCATTACCATCATTTGGGACCGATAACAATGGGGGTAATCGCGAAAGTGATTATTTTATTGGATATCCATACGAATGGCGTGTGCAAATGTTTAGCGAAGGGACAAATCGCGGAAAACACCACATTAACACAATTGATCGCTCAATTATAACACGTGTCAATATCAATCACGCCTCCAATGACCGCGTAGCGTTTATTGTCGATGGTGAAATGCGTTATTACCCCGTTGATACGACGCTGACGGTTGATATGAAGGAAGTTCGGTTGCAGGGTCGAAATGACCAAGATGTCATTTGGCGAGGACTTAAAGACCCCTCTTCGAACGAACGCGCTAATTCGAAGGATAATTCTGTTAAAGCAGACTATCCAGATCCTAACAAACCATTGATATAACATCCGACACAACCATTTTGGAGTATATTACTGTGAATTTTTTCCAATATCACCCACAGGTTGATTACGCGTTTCGGGATGACGCAGGCACACCCACGCAGTTTGTTTTGACCGACATTACTGCTCGTGCGCGTATTGCTCAGCGGATTCAAGAAGTCACAGATATTTACTACGACTACGTGGTCGCAGATTTTGAACGACCGGACACGGTCGCGGTCAAGGTCTATGGACAGGCACGATATACGTGGCTGGTCCTGTTGCTCAATAACCTGTTTGGGGTGCTCGACTGGCCGATGAACTACGATGAGTTTCAACGATACATCATCGCGAAGTATGGCAGTCTGGATCGCGCACAAGCAGTGACGACGGAGACGGAGTATTACTTCAACGCATCACACACACATGTTACCGCGACTGCATATGCAGCACTGTCGCGACCTAATCGTGGTGTCACCCTTCCAGCGCGGTATTGTTTTACCGCAGCAGGAGCGCCGATTGACGCCGCGACCTACGACACGTTGTCCGCCGCGGAACAGGGGTCCGTGCAAACGCCCTATGAATATGAACTTGACCGGAATGAAGAAAAGCGACGTATTAAGGTTGTCAACAGTCAGTTTCTTCCGGCGATTGACCGCGAGTATCGCACACTTTTTCAGGGATAGACAATGAATAACTTTACGGGACCGCGTCAGGTTCGGCTGAAGTCATGCACCATCGGGTCACCGTTGCGTGGAGAAAACGCGTTCGATATTTCTCCCTATGTGCAGTCGATTGATATCTTTGAGAGCATCTTTCAAAATACGCTGGTCGCGCAAATTCAACTGTACGAAGCGGATGCGTTGCAAGAACTGCTTCCGATTGTGGGCGTGGAGTCAGTCTATATTGAGTTTGAAACTGATCAACCAAACTCAAACGAGACATATTCTTTTAAACAAATTTTTCGCATTCATCGGCTGATTAACCAGTCTTTTCCCAAAAATGAAGAACGCGTGTATACGCTTGAATTGGTGACGCCAGAGTTTTTCAATAGCGTAAAAATGCGAATGACCAAGCGGTATCGCGACACCACGGCTGCGGACGCGGTGCGGGATGTCTACAAACGTATTTCTCCCGAAAGCACGCGCGTGCCGCTTGAAATTGAAGCAACCCGTGATCGCATTGATGCGTTTATTCCAAACTATACACCGTTGCAAGCAATTAACTATTTAACAATGTTGTCGCGCACCGTTGATACCAACGAAAGTAACTATGTGTTTTATCAAACTCTTGATAAAATTTATTTTCGTAGTATCAAACAGATTATTGAACAGGGTCGTGCGAACGAAGAAACCGCACCGGTCTTAAAGGTCAACGCTAATCAGCTTACGGGTGCACCAACGGTTGACTTAGACGTCGCGTATAACTCCATTATTCAACTGCACCAAAACGAATCGTTTGACGTGCTTCGCGATATTTCTACGGGACTGTTGCGAACCAAAACACTGCAAATTGATTTTTTCGGGCGCACATGGAATGAAGACGACTCGCGCTATACGGAGTATTTTAAGAATACCGCGCACCTTGGCGCGCATGCGTGTTATCCCGACAACTTTGATCAAGCAGTCAGTCGCAACGTCAAGCAGTTTATTGTGCCGTCAAATATTTCAATCTCACAATCGTCGTTCGTCGAGAAAAATGGGGGTATTCAATTTGACCCATTGGTCGAAGCGATGCCGATGCGAAACCGGCAATTGAAGGCGTTGCAACGGTCCCGCACCGTTCTGCAAGTGCCGGGTCAGCCGCAAATGCGTGCAGGAAACGTCATCAACTTGGTCTATCCCACGTCGCGGGTGCTGCAACAGAATACCTCGTCAACTGGCGCAGATGTCAATGCGAGTCTTCCGCGCATTCCGACGCCGTATTACAGTGGCTTGCATCTCATCACACACGTTCGACACGCGCTGGTCAAGCGTTCGATCAGCATGATGGAATACACCGCACACGTTGAAGTAGTGCGCGACGCGCTTGGTACACGGTTGCCGTCGTTTCAAGCAAAGTCAGACACGGATGATAACTAATTGGTGGTGAGCTATGGAAATTGGTCCTCAGTCATTTCAACTCGGCCTTGATGGATTCGTATGGTGGATTGGTGTCGTTGAAGCACGCGCCACTGATCCACTGGGTGTGGGGCGCACCAAAGTGCGAATCTTCGGGTGGCATGATAAGAATGTCGATGCGGTCCCCACAAACGATTTGCCATGGGCGTATCCGTTGCTTCCCGTCACGCAGTCAAACGGGGTTCCTAACTATAAAGAGGGGGATTGGGTGATGGGATTTTTTCTTGATGCTCGTGTTGCACAGCAACCCGTCATTGTCGGCGTGCTACCGGGTATCCCCCAACAATCACGGCAACAGGCGTAACCTATGTCAGCAATTCGATTTGGATTTAGCGATGCGCGCACCAGTGCGGAGTTAATGCTCGCGCCGGGACGACCGTTGTCGGTCAGCGTCCTGAGCGGTGGGAACATTAAGCTCGGACCGTTCTCGGTTGATGCCATCGGCGCGATTAGTGCCGCAGCCGGTGCAGCAGGACTGTCCCCCGCAACCTTTACACGGTTTCGCGCCCAGCTTGAGTCCAAAGCACAAATCAAAGCTCTCGGCGCGTCGATCAATGCGTCGTTAAGTGCATACAACAGTGCAACCCAATTGATTCTTCAGGGTCAAACGACCCTGCGCGACTTGTCCGTGTTCGGTACCGCATCGCTGACCCCGAGTAGTGTAACGGGTGCGGTGACGACATTTTTTAATGTCAGCGACTTGGTGCAGCTCTCGGGACTTCCGGTCGGCGACTTTGCCTCCGTGTCCGTGCGTAGTGAGGCGTCCGCGCAATTTGCGGCGCGTGAAGCCCAGTTAACCGCGTTTGCAGGGTCGATTACCGCGGCAGCAAGTAACTTCAAATTCTT